AAAAAATTAAACCATATCAGTCAATGGAGTCTTCCGTATGCCCAGTAATTATTTGCCAACCAGTTATCAAGAATTTATCCACCTGTCACGTTACTCAAGGTGGTTACCAGAAGAAGGGAGGCGAGAAACGTGGGAAGAAACAATCGGGCGTTACTTTGATTTCTTCACCGAACATCTCTGGGATACGTGTGAATACAAACTACCTGCTAAACTCCGCAATGAACTAGAAGAAGCAGTACTGACTCAGAAGGTCATGCCTTCTATGCGGTGTCTGATGACTGCGGGTGAAGCACTCAAGCGCGAGAACATCGCTGGTTATAACTGCTCATACATCGCAGTTGACAAACCTTCATCGTTTGATGAGATCCTCTATGTGCTGATGAACGGTACTGGTGTTGGGTTCTCGGTAGAACGTCAGCACATCTCACAGTTGCCACGTGTAGCAGATGAGTTTCACGATACCGACACCACTATCGTTGTGGGTGACAGCAAACTCGGTTGGGCAAAGGCAATGAAAGAACTTGTGGGTCTGTTGTATGCGGGACAAGTACCTGCATGGGATATGAGCAAAGTTCGTGAAGCAGGTGCACCGTTGAAGACCTTTGGTGGTCGTGCGTCTGGTCCTGCGCCATTGGTATCTCTGTTTGAATTCTCTGTTGAGACTTTCAAGGCTGCTGCTGGTCGCCGGTTGACCTCAGTAGAGTGTCACGATATTGTCTGTAAGATCGCAGAGATTGTCGTGGTTGGTGGTGTTCGTCGTTCTGCTCTTATCTCATTGTCTAACCTGTCAGATGACAGAATGCGACACGCAAAAGCAGGTCAGTGGTGGAACGATTATGGGCATCGTGCACTCGCAAATAACTCTGCTGCATACACCGAGAAACCTGATATCGGTATTTTTATGGACGAGTGGAAAGCACTTTACGATTCCAAGTCGGGGGAACGTGGTATTTTCAATCGTGAGTCTGCTAATATGGCAGCAATCAAGTCTGGTCGAAGGGAGGTGGGTGACCACGAGTTTGGCACCAACCCTTGTTCTGAGATCATTCTTCGCTCTCGTGAATTCTGCAATCTCTCTGAGGTTGTGGTTCGTGCGGGTGATAACCGCGAGTCGCTACTTGAGAAAGTCCGTCTCGCAACTATTCTAGGAACGTTCCAGTCTTCACTAGTGAACTTCAAGTATATCTCCAAAGCTTGGAAAAAGAACTGTGAAGAGGAACGCTTGCTTGGTGTGTCTATGACAGGGATTATGGACAACAAATACACCAATGGTAAACTGGGCAACCTTCCTTCGCTTCTAGAGGAGCTCAGAGAAGAGGCAGTGAAGGTTAATGCTGAGTTATCTAAGAAATTGGGAATCAATCAGTCTGTAGCGATTACCTGCGTTAAACCCTCTGGCACCGTTTCGCAACTAGTCGACGCTGCTTCTGGTATTCATGCAAGGCATAATCCTTACTATATTCGCACAGTGCGCGGTGACAAGAAAGATCCTCTGACCCAGTTTATGATTGACAAAAGGTTTCCTGTTGAAGACGATGCTATGAATCCATCACACACGGTGGTGTTCTCATTCCCCGTCAAAGTAGACAAGGGTGCTGTGTTCCGCACTGATATGACTGCTATTGAACAGTTAGAAATGTGGTTAGTTTATCAGAAACATTGGTGTGAACACAAACCATCTGTTACTATCTCTGTCAAAGAGCATGAGTGGATGGATGTGGGTGCGTGGACATATGCCAACTTTGACTACATGAGTGGTGTATCATTCTTACCATTTAGTGACCACACCTACAAGCAAGCGCCTTATCAAGACACCGATGAAGCAGGATACAAAGAGTTGCTAAAGATTATGCCAAAGGATGTTAATTGGGCAGATCTAAGCGAATACGAATTGAGCGATACCACAGTGGGTAGTCAAGAACTTGCTTGCGTCAGCGGGGGATGTGAGATAGTATGATGAGCGATCCTTATCCCTATACTTTTGAATGCCCTTCTTGCGATTGTAATATTTCTCTGACAGTATATGATTGTGATGAACTTCCCATATTCTGCCCTATGTGCGGAGATGATATGAATGGCGAGTGGGATGAAAAAGAGGATTAGCATCTCTTATAAGTAATACTATGACGTGGTTACTTGACAATAAACCTTTCGAACCCAACGCAGATGATTTAGAATCTCTCGTTGGGTTTGTTTATTGTATCCATGAAAAAGAAACTGATATGAAATATATCGGCAAGAAACTGTTCTGGCGAAGTAAAATCTTACCTGTTACAAAAACCCGTTTGCGGCGTAAAAAGACCCGAGTAGAGAGCGATTGGATGTCCTATTACGGTTCTAGCATTCTGTTGAAAGAACAGGTGGAGAAGAACGGAGCGAACGCCTACGAGCGAAATATCCTTAGGCTCTGTACAACCAAAGGGCAATGCTCTTATTATGAGGCGAAGTATCAGTTCGAGCACGACGTTCTTCTTAGAGATGATTATTATAATGAATTTATTGGGTGTAAAATTCACAGCAAACATTTAACTTGACATTTATAAGAAATAAACGTATAATAAAGCTTCTAGCGTTAGGGAATGTAGTATATGCGATTTATATATAATATATGAGGTAAATTAATATGGCATCAAACAAACGATTAGAAGTATTCGAAGTATTGGAAGATTTTGACAAAGTAAAATCTAGAAAAGAAAAGATTGCTATTTTGAAGAAACACGAATCATGGCCCTTAAAGGATCTACTTAGGGGTATCTTTGACGACAAAATTCAGTGGAACCTACCTGGCGGACAGCCGCCATACACCCCTTGTAACGTAGGTTCTCCACCATCCACCTTCCTTAAAATGAATGTTAATCTCAAATATTTTGTTAAGGGAGTTCGCGATTCAGAGAATATGACAGTGATCAGGCGTGAAAAGAAATTTATCGATATGCTTGAATCTATACATCCGGAGGACGCTAAATTATTGGTGTCTATGATCAACAAACAAAACCCCGTGAAAGGATTAACCAAAAAATTAATACAGGAGGCATACCCAGACTTAATCCCATAATGATTATGTGAATAACCAAATCGATAACAAGGAGACTTGCCTATGGTGGTAAACCAAATAGAACGTTTAAAGAAAGACTCTAGGGAACTTGGACATTATATTCACAAGTTAAATAAAAAAGGAAAGGGAGATGCTGCCCATAAGATGCAGAAGAAACAAGCATTCTTAGACGCAGCCATACAACAAGTCACAAGGGGGTGATCCTCGTCTAACGGAGTGCCCTTCGGGGCACTTTTTTAAAGGAAAATACATTATGATGCATGGTACTAATACACAGGTTGTTAACGTGTTGCCTTTTATTCCGCCAAATTCTATCGGGGTTGAAATTGGGGTTTGGGAGGGAAATTCTTCTGCGAAATTTATCAATCGTAATCTTAAAGAGTTTCATATGGTTGATCCATGGCAAACACCGGAACCTCTCACTGAACGACTACTCGATCGTTACGCTGAAAAGATTGGATCAAAATCACGAAAAGATTGGAACGCTTATTACGAAAGAGTTTATGATAAAGTTGTTGCCCGTTTTGGTAGTTTACCAAACGTAAAAATACACCGTAAATTCTCTATAGATTTTTTAAACGAATTCCCCGACAACTACTTTGATTGGGCATATGTCGACGGTGACCACGGATACGAAGGGTGTAAAGCAGATATTCTTCTTTGTAAAAAGAAAGTGAAATTTGGCGGATCTATTTTCGGAGATGATTATTCTTGGGTGCACGGCATTGGAAAGGAGGGGGTAACAAAAGCAGTTAATTCTTTAATAAATACTGGATGGAAACCTAGACGGCTGGGCGAATCACAATTTGAATTTAAGGTAAGTTAATGCCAACATACGACTTAAGAAATATAGAAACTGGCGAGGTTAAAGAAATGTTCCTCTCTATTTCAAAGAAAGAAGAACTAGTTGCTCAAGGCGAGTGGGTACAGGTACACCTTGGCACTCCAAAGATTGTTACTCAGTCCGGAGGTGTTCTATCAAAAACATCAGGAGACTGGAGAGACCTTCTTAAAGGCATTCAAAAATCATCTGGTGGTAATAGCGGACTATCCGCCGAGAAAAAACGTCAGCACGGATTTGTTGACAACACAATAAAAACCTACTGATGAGAAAGCAATCGCAACAAATGCCTCCTATGAGGACTGCCATGCCCGACATGAAGATTCGTCTGGATCAAATGGAAACTATCGCACCTATCACTCCGCATCAAGAGGATGCATGGCAGGGTTGGCGTGATGGTGATCATCTTGCACTCACTGGTACTGCTGGCACAGGTAAGACGTTTCTTGCCATGTATCTTGCACTAGAAGAAGTGATGGACAAAAGCACACCATTTGAGACATTACACATCATTCGGAGTGTTGTACCTACCCGAGAGATGGGTTACTTGCCTGGTACTATTGAAGAGAAACTCAACGCATACACAGGACCATATCGTGCTGCTGCTACTGAGTTATTCAACGACCCGAAAGCATATGACAAATTGGTACATAACAATTATATTACGTTTGAGTCAACCTCCTATATAAGAGGTGTGACATACGATAGCAGTATCATTCTGGTAGACGAGATGCAAAACCTAAACTTTCATGAGTTAGATTCTGTTATCACACGAGTGGGTCAAGCAACCAAGATCGTATTCTGTGGTGATTACTATCAGAGCGATTTTAAACAAGAGAAAGATAAGAGCGGCGTAAACCAGTTTTTAAGTATCCTAGACAACATGAAAAGTTTCACGCATGTTGAGTTTGGGTGGGAAGATATAGTCAGGAGCGATTTTGTTCATGATTATATCATGACAAAAGAATGGATGGGAATCAGATGAACAGAGAAGAAATTTTTGAAACACTAAAGATTGACGAGGGTGTCAAGTATGAAATATATGCAGACCATCTCGGTTACCACACCTTTGGCGTGGGGCACCTTGTTACCAACGAAGATACCGAATGGGGGCAAGAATTCGGAACACCAATCTCCGAAGAGAGAGTATGGGAATGCTTCGACAAAGACCTTGACACCTCAATCAGCGAGTGTCATGTGTTATACGGCCAAGGGGTCTTTGAAGAGTTTCCCGAGACCGTCAAGCAGGTCGTGGTTAATATGATGTTCAACATGGGCAGACCTCGGTTGTCTAAGTTCAAGAAATTCAATGCAGCACTCCTTGTTAATGATTGGAAGGAAGCAGCAGTTGAAGGACGTGACTCGCGATGGCACAAACAAGTGACCAATCGTGCTGAACGTTTGATGGTTCGACTGGAAAGTATCTGATGGCACAGAACATCAGCACTAATAAGGTTGAACACAAACCAAAAGGAACTTCTATTGGTAGAGGACATTTCAACTCGTCCTCTATGAATAAGAGAAAGAAAGCAAACTATAAAAAATACAGGGGACAAGGTAAATAACTATGGACGCTAAAGAAGCAAATAAAACCGTTGCAGCAAAG